ACGCAGGCAGGTCGGACTCACGCATCGATCATCTCCGTGGGCGGCTTAGGCCCGAAAAGCAACCTGGCTGCCTCGGCGTTGGCTCGGGCGTTGAAGGCCACGACCTCAGCCTCGGTCATGCGGCCGGTCCTCCGCTCGGCAGAGGGGTGCGCCTCGCCGTTGGCCCGCGGTGGCGGGAACTGCCGCTGCGTGATGTCGCTGCGGCACCAGTTGCGCCAGGTGGCCTGCCAATCCACCTTCACGGCGTCCTTGCCGGCCTTGCCGCGCCAGTGGTCTGCGAAGCCCTCGGCGACCCGGCGGACGACCTCAGGCGACCAGTGCGGGTACTCGGCAGCGGCCCACTCGGCCCAGGGTTCGGGGAGCACCCAGCGGGCCGGCAGGCGGGTTCCGCGTGTGGTCGCCGCCGCGTCAGCGGCGGGGGGAGGCGCGCCTGCGGCGCCAACAACACTGGGTCTCCCTGTCCCTGTCCCTGTCCCTGTCCCTGTCCCTGTCCCTGTCCCTGTCCCTGTCCCTGTCCCTGTCCCTGTCCCTGTCCCTGTCCCTGTCCCTTGGACAACGTCACGTTGAACGTCACGTTGAACGTCACGTTGGTCGTCACGTTGGTCGTCACGTTGGTCGTCACGTTGGTCGTCACGTTGGTCGTCACGTTGGTCGTCACGTTGAACGTCACGTTGAACGTCACGTTGAACGTCACGTTGAACGTCACGTTGTCCGCCGCGCTGCGCTTCGAGCTCTCGCCGACGCTGCTCACGCGCTGCCGTGGCGGCTGCGGTGCGGGCCCGCTGCGCCTGCTTGGATGCCCAGGCCTCGCACGCCTTCTCAACGATCGTCGAGTGGTACAGGCGGCCGTCGGAGCACTTCACGAAGCCGCGGAGCGCACCCTCGCGCAGCTTGCGCCAGGCTGGGCCGGTGCCGCTGAAGCGGGCAAGGAGGCGATCGTCGTCGGGCAGCGAGCCGGATGGCACCTGGTGCCACGCGACGCACCACAGCGACACCGCGGCCTTGAACTCGTCTCCGGTGGCCAGCGCCATCAAGTCGGAGTCGCGCAGCCGCAGCACGTCCAGAGGCATGAAGCTGAAGTCGCGTAGGTCGACCTCGACCGGCACAGGCGGATCGGGGAGTCGTTCTTCTCTCATGCCGCCGCCCTCGCCCGCCCATCGTTGACCACCATCGCCGCGCCGAAGGCGAACACCGACGGAGCGGCCTGCAGCAGGCGCTGCCTCATGTGCTGCCGGATCGCGTTGACTCTGCTCTGGGTGACGCCCAGCGCGTGCGCCACGGCCACGCCGGACTGGCTCGACTCGACGATCCAGCGGCGAAGCTCCTCCGTGATCACGCGCCTGGCGATGGCGGTGCGCCGGGCCGCCTCGCGGTGCTGCGGCGTGTTGAAGATGCCCTGCTTGTGCTGACGCCTGACCAGCGCCTGGCGCTTGATCACCTGCAGGTGCTCGGGGTTGACGCAGTCGCGGCTGTCGCACTTGCGCGCGACGACCTTGTCCTGCGGCGCCTCCTCGCCGGTGGCGAAGAGCCACATCGCGCGCATCGGCGTCATCGTTCCGCGGCCATGAACCCAGACGATCTGCCGGCGCCCGACAAGGGGTCGGCCACGCGCACTGCGCAGATGCCAGCATCCGCTGTCGTCGTCGCACACGCAGCGCAGGCGCATCGCCTCCACGCTGTCGAGGCCGCCCAGGTGGGCACCGTATCGATGAGGCACGTCTACTCTCCTTGACTGCTCAGCGGATCGCGTGGCGGTCGCGCATTGGCGGCGTTGTCACAGCGACCGCCCCCCTAGTTCGTCGGCACTGCAATGCAGTGCACCAAAGTCGGTGACGTGCTGCCCGTCGTCTTGCAGAGTGCGTGCATGCCCAAAGACATGCCGCTCCAGCGTGAGCCGGATGTACTCGCTCAGCGTGCGCTCGTCGCGCGCAGCCAGGCGCATGAGGCTGGTCTCTACGCTCTCGCTCACGCGCACAGCTGGCAGCTGGCGGGTGCACTTCTCGGCCATGGGCGCTGACTCCGCTGCCATCTACGCCTGGGCACGCGCCGCCGTGCGGGACATGCTCATCCGCATCTTCCAGCGCATCGCCCGCGGCGACCCACTGCCCGGCCTCATGCCGGGCGAGGAAGACCTGCCGTGACCGCCCTGGCGGCCACCCTCTCCCGTGGCACGATGGAAGTTCCACCGACCACGCACCACGAGAGGGGCGACCATGGACATCGAACTCGACTTCGACACCGCCACGAAGGCCGCGCTTGGCGCGCACGGCCTGCCGCGCGCGATCACCTGGCCGGCCGGCGCATTCGCTCCGCGCAGTGGAGACCGAATGGTCTTCACGATGTCGCAGGGCATCATGGGCGCAGCGGCATTCGAGGTCTGTGGCATCGAGCACTTCATCGGGCCATCTCCGGCGTCGCTGTCGAAGCTGGACGAATTGGCCGCGCATGCGAAGGCCGTGACCGTTCGGCATCGGGTGAGGCTGCGCTTGGCAGCCGCGGCTGCGGCCGGCGCGGGCTGAATGCCGCAGCGGCGCCGGCGCTTGGCGGGTTGCGGCGCAAGGCATCCATCAGCCGGCGCTGGAACTGCGCGAAAGACCAGCCCTCGACGATGCTGATGCTGACCATGCGTGCTGCCACGCTGAAGGCGTCGCAGTCGGCTGGCGCGCTCTCACGCTGCTGCACGCGCGCTCTCCTCGGCCGGCGCGGCCACGTCGATGAGGGGCCGGCCCTGCGGGCGCCGGGCCCGCTTCGCTACGATGAAGGTCTCCCAACCACTCACCTTCACGAAGGGGCCCGACATGAACTCGTTTCTGCCTTCGCATCTCACCGGGCCGACTCCGATGCAGCAGCTTCAGGAGATGCACGAGGCGCAGATGGCTGCCCATGCGCGCACTCAGGCACTGCTGGCCCAGGTGCTGGGGCTGCTGAGTCAGAAGCCTGCTGCCGCATCCACCACTCCTGCGCCAAGCGAACGCGAGTAGGCGAGACGTACTCGCTGCCGACCATCAGCACCAGAGCCATCTTCAGTTCCTGCAGTTCGGCCAGGATGGCCGACAGCACGGCTTGCTGGTCAAGCGGCTGCACGCTCGCCCCCTTCGGCAACTGGCGCGGCCACGTCAATGCACGGCACCAGCATGAAGTCCTGCGCCATCGTCGTCAGCGGCTCCACGCCGGGGTCCGCATAGAACTCCAGCTGCACCCGCGGCGGCAGGCCACTCGCGTCGAACACGATCTGCAGCTTCGTCACGCGGTTCGGCAGCCCCCACGCCTGCACAAGAGCCAGCGCCAGCGCGGTCCCGCGGTCAGCGCATTCCTGAAGGGAGAGATCACCCATGCCAACCTGCCCTCGTTTCATGACCGAACGGCGCTTCGAGCCGTCTCACGAAATTCACCACAGCGGCCAGGTGGCCGGTGGCTCCACGGTCGTGCTGCGCTGGTGCAGCCACCCGCACGGCCCGCTGCCGCGCCAAATCGCGGAGCGGGTGATCGGAGGCGGCGCGACGCTGCTGCAGTGCGAAGGCGACCTCGCGCGCTGCCAGGTGCCCGAAGACCGGCGCTGAGGTCACGCCGCATCGCGCACGGCCTCTGCCGCGGGCGCGGCCACGTCAATGCACGGCCGACCACCCGGGTGCGGCCAGGCCGGGTCGGGGAGCATCTCGTCGAGCGTGACGGCGCCGCCGGTGAAGTCGCGCACGGCCTTCATCCGCGCTGGCGGCACGCCATTCGTCCGCCACTGCGACACCGCGGATTGCGTCAGGCCGAAGTGCTCGGCCATCGCCGTGAGGCGGCCTCGGTCGCCGTCGAGCCAGGTGGATAGGTCCATGGTCGGCGACTTTAGCGGTTACTTTTCAGATTCGCAAGTGAATGCTTGTGTAGCTGACGCTAAGGTTTCGGCGGTGGATGCAACCGACCTAGAACAGGACGTTCGGCGCCGGCGATTGCGGGAGTGGGTCGCGGCCCACGGCGGGCACGCCGCCGTCGTCAGAGATCGCAAGCTGACGCCATCCTTGGCGAGCCACCTGTCTCAGGTGATGAACGGCTACAGCTTTGGTCCACGCGCCGCGCGCGCCATGGAAAACCGCCTTGGGATGAGCGAGCGCTGGCTCGACCAACCCCTCGACGCCCCCACTCCAGCCGCGGCACCCGCGTCGCGCCCGCCCTCGCTCGACGCCGCGCTGCCGGTGGTGCTGGATGCCATCGCCAGGTTGAGCGGCGGACAGTGGCGCATGGTCCGTGCACGACTGGATGATCTGCCCGAGCAGCCGGGTGCGCTGCGGCAGGTGCTGGCCGACGTGGCTCCTGTCATGGGCTTGGGCAGCGTGGAACTGCTGGACCGGCTGGCCAAGGCCGCGCTGGAAGCCAAGTTCGCCGACGCGCGGCGCCGGCTGAACCCGACCTAACACCCCAGCTGGGGTAGTCGCCACCCCTGTTGGGGTGCGCGCTGGCGGGCGCGTGCCTACTGTTCGTGTCGTTCCTTCACCCCCTATCACGAGGTATGACGACATGAAACAAGACCCCCGCCCCTTCGGCGAGCTGCCCGCCACCGGCTACGTCCGAGAGTCGCAACTGATCCCGGCCCCGGTGCCGTTTTCGTCGGCGACGCTGTGGCGCCGCGTCAAGGACGGCACCTTCCCGAAGCCGGTGAAGCTGTCCGAGCGCGTGACCGCCTGGCGCGTGGAGGACGTGCGCCAGTGGCTTGAAGCGCAGGCTGCGCGGTGAGGCCGGCCTGGTGGACCTGGCCGGCGGCACGCCGGCGCACATCGAGCGCAGAATGGTGCACCGGGCAGCGCCACGGCCGGCGCGCGAAGAGAGGTTTCACGCGCCGCCGCGCCCGGTGCCGGCACCTGCGCCGCGGACGCCGCCCCCGCCTCCTCCAGCCCCCGCACCCAAGCCGCCATGAACTTCGACCGTGCCATCGCGCTGAACGAGATCCGGTACGCCGAGCGCCTGTGCCAGCGCACGGCGCGCATGTACAGGCGCGCGCAGATGCTGGGCGTCTTCGCGTCGGCGCTGGCCGGCACGGCGGCACTGGCCGCGGCGGCGCAGTGGCTGCCCGCGGCCTTGGCGGCTGCTGGCGCCTTGCTGATGGCCGTGGTGGGCGCCGGGCTACTGGCCGCACGCCCCGGCGACAAGGCCCTGCAGAACGAGGCCGACGTGAAGCGCTACGCCCAGCTGCGCGCCGCCAGCGTGGACATGACCGATGCCGAGTTCGAGCGCGCGCTCTGGCGAGCCCGCGAACTGGACGCCCCAGAAGTGGAGGCGCTGCGCGACGTGGCCTGGAACGACGTGGTGTGCGAGATCGGGCGGCCCGAGCTGGCGACGCCGCTGCGCATCACGCAGCGCGCGCTGGCGGCCCTGGCCTGACGCGCGCCACTGGCGAACCCGAAGTTTCGCGCGTGGTTCGCCAGTCGGCGCCTGAGCGGCGCGCACCCTCCAGTACAGCGCCCATGCGCGCTGAGGCCTGCGATGCCAGCGCTCGAAGCGATTGACCCCCTGCTTCGGGTCGAGGCTGCATCCCGGGCAAGGCCCGCCGATGCCGCGACGCCGCTTCCAGAAGATCGACTCGCCCTGCCACGGACGGAACGGGCGCTTCACGGCATCAGCACCTGCACCGGCACGCCCAGCGCGCCGGCCAGCTTCTTCAGCGTGGCGGCGGTGCCTGCGCGCTTGCCGCGCTCGATCTGGCTGACAAAGGGCTTGCTCAGGCCCGCAGCGTCGGCCAGGGCCTGCAGCGTCATGCCCTTGTGCTCGCGCCAGGCCTTCACCGGGTGGGCACCGTCGGCCGTGGCAAAAGCCACCGCAGCCGGGATGCGCACGCCGTCGTCCTTGCGGTCGAAGCGCTCAAGGTCCGCCAAGTCCTCGGCGTCTTCGGCCAGCTCGCGCATGCGCTCCCACAGGTCCATCGGGATCTGCACCGCCACGGGCTTGTCGTCCTGCATCACGAACTGGATTCGGCTCACTCGTACACCTGACCCCTTCCGCCGATCTTGATGACCAGCAACACCACTCGGTCGTCGAGCACGCGGTAGATGACCCGCCAGTCGTGCACGCGCAGCCGGTACTCAGGCCGGCCCTGCATGCGCGTCACGTTGTTGTGCTGCGCGTAGGGGTCGGCGGCTACAGCACCGATCTTCTTCTGCACCAGCGCTTGCAAGTCGCGCGGCATCCTCGCCAGCGCCTTGGCGGCTTCCTTGGCGAACTCGACCGAGTGCATGGGCGCATGTTAGCAATTTGCTAACTGATGCGCAACCACTCCCGCGCCCATCCGTGGAAACCCGAGGGGTGAAGATACTTTAGCGTTCACTGTTGACTAATCATTCAGTGTTCGCTAACGTCACTCCATCGCCTCCCCATCCGCCCCGCCGGGGCAGGAGGCGAGAGGGGGGCGGACCTTGTCACTCAAGAAGTGCAGCAAGCCAAGCAGCGGCTTGAGCCAGTCCACGTTCATGGGGGCTCCTTCGGTAGGGCGGCGGTTGGTTGGAACCCCGATGCTCTCACCGTTGCGAGCCCCCGCCACATGAGCGTGCTGCCGATGCTGCCCGTGCCCGAGGCACGCGAGCTGCCAGACGACGAAGCCTGGCGCTCGCTCTTTGACGACTTCGGCCTGCTCGACGACCCAATCACCGAGCCGATGCCCCTGCAGCTCGAACCGCTGCCCGAGTCCGACTGGCTGGCGGCGGCCCGCAAGACCCTTGGGAGACCCGCATGAGACCCCACGAAACGAGCTCGTTCGCACGATGGACCTGGACGCCACGCACCGCTCAATCGGCCGTAGAGACGGCCTACGCCATCGAGCGCCACCCCGCGCAGTTGCGGCGCGATCAGCCGCATCGCATCGCCGACATCGTGCTCGGCATGGCCATTGGCATTCTGGGCGCCGCGGCGCTGGTGCACTGGTGGGCCGCATGAGCCTCTACCCCCTTGACCGCCGCCGGCGCGAAGACATCGGCCACGGGCCGCTGGCTCACGCCGCAGCCGGCATCGAACCGCAGCCCGAGCCGGTTGAGTTCGCGCGCCTGGTGCAGCACCTGGAGCGCGGCGATCTGCAGCAATGCAGCGCCGACGCGTGCAGGCAGGGGCGCAGCCCGTGCCCCACGCCACAGGCCTGCCTGCTCGGCGCCGACACCGACGACGGCATCGGCATGTTCCGAGGCCTGGTCGTCGCCCTCCTCGTCACCCTCGCCGCCATCGGTGCGGCACTGCTGATCGCCGCGCTGGCCTGAGCCGGCGCCCTTGCCCACCCCCAGGAGACTGCATGTCGACCGCCCTCGCCACCCTCTCGAACAAGCTCGCCCAGCGCTTCGGCATGGAGCACGACGCCGAGCTCGTCACCACGCTCAAGCAGACCGCGTTCAAGTCGCGCGAGCCCGTCTCCGACGCGCAGCTCACGGCGCTGATGGTCATCGCCAACGAGTACGGCCTGAACCCCTTCACGAAGGAGATCTACGCCTACCCGGACCAGCACAAGGGCATCGTGCCGGTGGTCGGCGTCGACGGCTGGATCCGCATCGTCAACGAACACCCTCAGTTCGACGGCATCGAGTTCGACGCCACGCCCGAGGTCGTCACGGCGAAGATCTACCGCAAGGACCGCAGCCGGCCCACGGTGGTGACGGAGTACCTCGAGGAGTGCCGCCGCAACACCGACCCGTGGAAGAACATGCCGCGGCGCATGCTGCGCCACAAGGCGCTGATGCAGTGCGCGCGCGTGGCCTTCGGCTTCGCGCTGTACGACGACGACGAGGCACGCGACTTCGTGCCGGCCACGCTGATCGACGCAGCCACTGGTGAGGTGATCGAGCGCGCCCGCAGCGCCAGCCCGGCCCCGGCCTCCCGGCCCGAGCTGCCCGCGTACAGCCCGGCGGACTTTGACAAGAACCTGCCCGCCTGGTCGAAGGTCGTCGCCAGCGGCAAGAAGACCGCCAGCGCACTGCTGGCGATGCTGCAGACCAAGGCGTCGTTCACCGAGGAGCAGAAGGCCCGCATCCTGAGCCTGAAGCCCGACGCCACCGACGCGACGCCGGCGCCCTCGCCGGCTGCCGCGCCGACCCCGCCCGAGGCCGACGAGTGGGCCGCCGACTACGCCGCCGAGGAGGGAGCGAAGTGAACATCGCCGACCGCACCACGCATGACGTGCAGCAGGGCACGGGCGCCTGGTTGTCGCTGCGCGAGGGCTACTCGACGGCCTCGGAAGCGCCGGCCGCGCTCGGCGTCAGCCGCTACATGACGCGCGGCGAGCTGCTGCGCCGCAAGCACACGGGCGTGGCCGAAGACCCCGATGCAGCGACGCTCGGCCGATACGCTGCCGGCCACGCGGCCGAAGCCGCCGCACGCCCCCTGGCCGAAGACATCGTCGGCGGCGAGCTCTTCCCCGTGACCATGACGGCGGTGGTCGACGGCGTGCCCCTGCTGGCGAGCCTGGACGGCCTGACGCTCGAAGGCGACGTCTGCTGGGAGACGAAGCTCTGGAACGCGGAGCTGGCCGACTGCGTGCGCCGCGGCGAGCTGCCCGCGCAGTACACGGCGCAGATGGACCAGCAGCTGCTGGTGAGCGGCGCCAGCCGCTGCATCTTTACCTGCACCGACGGCACGCCGGAGCGACTGGTGTCGTGCTGGTACGAGGCCGACCCCGCGAAGTTTGCCGCGCTCGTGGCCGGCTGGCGCCAGTTCCACGCCGACCTGGCGGCCTACGAGCTGCCCGAAGCCGCGCCGGCGGCGCCCGTCGGCAAGGCCCCCGAGACGCTGCCGGCGCTGCTGATCCAGGTCACCGGCGCCGTCACCGCGTCGAACTTGGCCGAGTTCAAGGCCACCGCGCTGGGCGCGATCCGCGCCGTGAATCGCGAGCTGAAGACCGACCAGGACTTTGCCGACGCCGAGAAGGCCGTGAAGTGGTGCGCCGAGGTCGAAGCCCGCCTCAAGGCCGCGAAGGAGCACGCGCTGAGCCAGACCGCCGACATCGACGCGCTGTTCCGGGCGATCGACGAGATCAGCGCCGAGGCGAAGACGGTTCGCCTCGACCTCGACAAGCTGGTGACGCGCCGCAAAACCGAGGTGAAGGAAGAGGCCGTCGCCCGTGCGCGCCGCGCGCTCGACGAACACATCGCGGCGCTGAACGCCGAGATTGCCCCGTTCCGCCTGCCAGCCATCGCGGCGGACTTCGCCGGCGCCATCAAGGGCCTGAAGTCGCTGGCGAGCATGCAGGACAAGCTGGACGCGCTGCTGACGACGACCAAGGTCGCGGCCGAGGTGGAGGCCCGCGCCATCCGCGCCAACCTGGCGACGTTCAAGGCCGAGGCGGCGAACTTCGAGTTCCTGTTCGCCGACCTGGCGACGTTCGTGCACAAGGCGGCCGACGACTTCAAGGCGCTGCTGACGGCGCGCATCGCCACGCACCAGGCGGCGGAGGAACGCCGGGCCCGCGAGAAGGCCGAGGCCCAGGCCCGTGAGGCTGCGGCAGCGCCGGCGGCCGCGGTGTCCACGGCCGCTGCACCCGTGGTCCAGCTTCCCGCCACGGCGTCCGTGCCCTCCATGCCTTCCGCGCCGCGCGCCGGCGAGCCGGCCACGCTCAAGGTGGGCGAGATCAACGCCCGGCTGGCGCCGCTGAAGCTCGATGCCGCCGGCCTGGCCGAGCTGGGGATCAACCCCGCGCGCACCGAAGGCGCGGCCAAGCTCTACCGCGAAAGCGACTACACCCGCCTGCTCATCGCATTGAGCCGGCACGTCGACGGGCTCAGGACTCGGCTGCAGGCCGCGTGATCCCGCGCCCCACAACCGATTTTTTGCAGGCGCTAGGCAGTGGTGCTGGGCGCCCTAACGTGCAGGTAAGCGGGGCCCAACGGCGCACCGGACTATGAACACCGACACACTTGATGCCGTTGGGGCTCCGCTTCACCGGCGGGTTAGCCGGCAACCGGCGGACTTGCCGAAGCCGTACTACGCCGATGACGCGGTGACGCTGTACCACGGCGACGCGCTGGCATTGCTACCGCTACTGCCCAAGGCTGACGCGGTGGTGACTGACCCGCCCTACGGCGAAACCTCGCTGGATTGGGACGTGTGGCCGGCTGGCTGGCCTGCGGTGGCTGCGCTGGTGGCGCCGCAGATGTGGTGCTTTGGCAGCATGCGCATGTTTTTGGACAAGCGCGGCGACCTTGCCGACTGGAAGCTGGCGCAGGACATCGTGTGGGAGAAGCAGAACGGCAGCAACTTCGACGCGGACAAGTTCAAGCGCGTGCATGAGTTTGCGCTTCACTTCTACCGTGGCGACTGGGGCGCACTGCACCGCGAAGCACAGACCCAGCCAGGCGAAGCCAAGAGCACCCGGCGCGTGCGGCAACGCGAAGACATCAAGCACCGCGGCGAGATTGGCCCCAACGTGTATGAGTACAAGGACACCCGCGTGATGCGTAGCGTGATCTACGCGCGCAACTGCCACGGCTACGCGGTTAACGAGACACAGAAGCCCGAGGACATCGTGGCCCCGCTACTGCAGTACAGCGTGCCGCCCGGCGGCCTGGTGATCGACTGCTTTGCAGGCAGTGGCACGACTGGCGCGGTGGCCCGCAAACTGGGGCGCAGGGCGATCTTGATTGAGAAGCGCGAGTCACAGTGCCGGGCCATCGCTGCGAGGCTGGCACAGGGTGACTTGTTGACGCCTAACGTTCGCATTCAGCGGTGAGCGACGGCGCAGCCGGCGCGAGTCCGCTGCAATGCGCTGTTGGGCGGCCGGTTCACGAAGCAAAGGACAGAAGATGGAGACCGAATTTCCGCGCGATGATCAGAAGCGCGCGTGCATGCGTTGCCTGTGGTGGAGCCCGACAAACAGTGTTGCCGGCCACTGCAAGCGCATGCCGCCGGTTCGCCCGGACGGCGAAAGCGAAGGCTTCTGGCCGATGACAGGGCGCGGCGACTGGTGCGGAGAGTATCGGCAAGGCAGCCCGGAATGACCGACGTGACGCTGCATTTCAAGGCGCAGCTTGCGAGCCGCGAGTGCGCGGTGTGCGGCGCCAGGCTGGACCGCAGCGAGCGCGATCACTGGTGGTTGCGCAACACATGGACCAGCGCGGTGCGCGACTATGCCGAGGGCGGAGGATGCTTGCCGACCGACTGGTTCAGGCCGTGCGGCAAGCTGCCGGCCGACTTAGGCATGACGCCCAACGTTGGAGCTAAGCGGGCGCCGTTGGCGCTCCGCTTGAGCGACTAGTTAGGCAGCATCTGGTGAAGGACTGACCATGCCGATTAAGCCCGAGAACAAAGCCCGATACCCAAAGGACTGGAAGGACGTGCGCCACCGCATCCTGCAGCGCGCGAACTGGCGATGCGAGCACCCGAACTGCCGCGCCCGCCACGGCGTGACCGGCTACTGGCGCAAAGGTCTGTTTCACCGGCTGCCCGATGTGCTGTGGGATGCGGGGTACACGGCTGGCGATGTGATGGCATGCGAGAACGGCGAAAAGCTGAAGATCATCAAGATCGTGCTGACCATCGCGCACCTTGACCACACGCCCGAGAACTGCGCAGACGACAACCTGCGCGCCTGGTGCCAGCGCCACCACCTGGCGCATGACGCTGCACACCACAAGACCACCGCCTACCGGAGACGCAAAGATGCGGCGATGACGGCGGACATGTTTGATGCTGCCTAACGTTCGAGCTAACCTGGACCCAACGGCATGAACCAACACACCCGAAGCGAGACCCCGGCGCCTGCCGTTGGGGCTCAGGTTGAGCGAGCAGTTATGCCGCTACCGCCGGAGCGCGCGACCTTTGCGGACTGGCTGCGCGCAGCCAAAGGCCGGCTCGATGCCCGTGGCGACGTGAACTACCACTGGGCGGAAAACATCACGATGGGCGAGCACGACGCCGCGTTGATGGCGTGGAGGTTCCAACAGCGAGAGATTGACCGCTTGCGAGCCGCGTTGCTGACCTGCGCCAGGCAGGCGGAAGCGCTCAAGGTCGATTGCGGCATGGACCCCGAGAGCGCCCAGGCCGCCCGCAACTCAAGGTATCAAGCCATTAGCACCACAGCCCACATTGCGCTGGGCACGATCAAGGGGGCCGAGTGATGTTCAGCCGACAGCAGATCATGAATGCCATGCACGAGTGCGAGGCGCCTGACTACGTTTTTAAGTCCATGCTGGTTGCAATGGACAACATGGAGGCATCGGCACCCGTTGCCGTGCACCTGTTGCGCAACGCAGTTGCCGCACTGCTGAAGTGCAAGAGCGGCGAATACTGCGATGCCTACCCGGCCGCGCTAAAGCTGGCGCAGCATGCCATGCAGTTGACCGACTACGCGCAGCAGCAGGTTGCCACCGTCACGGAGTGCGAGGCCTGCTTCACGCCCGATGTGTGCCAACTGCGCGGGACGTGCGATCACTACACCGCTGCGCAGCTTCGTATTGCAAAGGCTGTGCCATGAAGCTGACAAAGGCGCAAGACCGCGCGCTCTCGTTCATCCGCCAGGCCGTCGCCGTGCGCATTGACGCCTACGGCTGCCTTGTGCGCGACGACGGCGAGAAGACCAATGCCAGCGGCGCCACCACGGCCGCGCGACTGGTGGCGCTGGGCCTGCTGACAGGCCGTGGCGGGCTGCTGATGCTGACGGAGGCAGGGATGCGCAACGCACTGCCAACGTGGCCCAGCAAAGAAGCGGCATAACGTTCGAGGTAACGCGGGCCAAGCGGCCTGCACGGAGGATGCAGATGCAAACTGATGACCCGGGCCGTTTGGCCTCGCCGTTGACCGAGCAGTTAGGCCAGGCGCCGGAGCGCGCCGAACTGCGCGCAACGCTGGCCGAGCTGCTGACCTACGCGGAGGCGTACTCGGGGCGCGCCGATGACTGCGGACGCTTGGCCCGGCTGGTGGTTGAGTTTCTTTCGGCAGGCGGCGTGCCTCAATTGCCCACAAACGCCACGGAGCCGATGCAGAAGGCCATGCAACGCGCCGTGATGCTGCGTAAGAGCATGATCGACGTATGGCGCGCGGCGCTGGCTGAACTGCCAGAGCCCGCAACCGACGCGAGCGCAGAGTTGGAGCGCCTGCGCCAAGCCCTGCGCGACATTGCCGACCCGATTGCAGCGTGGCAGCGCGACTTGCAGCCGGGCTACACGTTGGACGGCGCGATGTGCGTTCACATGGCGAACGACCCGGAAACGTACAAGCGCATGGCCCGTGAGGCTTTGCGGGCCTAACGTTTTGGTAACCGGCGCCGTTCGGCGTCCGGTTGACCTGTAGTTAGGCCCCAACGATACGGAGTACGCATGAGACACCAACGAGGATGGCAAGAAAAGATAGCGGCACGCACGGCGCGACGCCTGCAGGCCAATTTGCGACGAGCCGCCGAGGCAGAAGGGAGAACAAGCATGGCAGACAAAGCTACAAACGCAGCCGGGCCAGCGCACTTGGCGCCGCAGCCTGCGCCCGGTCTGGCTTTCGATGCGCGCGGCGTGCTGTCGCCGCTTGCGCGAGAAAGCGTGGCCGACGCGCTGCTGATCGTGGAGAGCTACGGCCCGTGGGGCCCTGACGTGAACGACGCGCACCGCCGCCAGATTGTGCTGGCCGACGAAGTTAGGCGCCTTGTGGACAAGTGCAATGGCTACATCGCGGACAACGCGCGACTGGCTGAGCAGGTGGAAAACATGCGCGCCGCTTTGCAGTGGTACGCCGATGGCCTGCACTTCGACAAGGCCAGCCCTGACGCATGGGACACGGTGAGCGGCGAGCCGCAGAACTGGTGGTGCGACGAGGCGGGCACGGCGACCGTAGAAGACGGCTCGATTGCCGCGATGGTGCTGAGCGGCGAGTTGACCGGCGCCCAAGTTCAGGCGCTGGACTGATGGCCTTGGGGCCTAACTTGTGATTAGGCCAACCGCGCCACCCCCTGCCAGTCGGCCTATTGCAGCCTCTCACCCAGGACAGCGACATCATGGACAGCCTAAAACCCATCGGACTGACTCACCGAGTCACGATCACTGTCACCGGCCGGTATGCCCACGGGCGAGAGCAAGAGCACGCGACCGTGACGCTGGCGGGTGACGGCTCTCTCGACCACATGCTCGATGCCTACCGGGCGGCGCTCGTGGCCGCTGGCTATTCGCCCGACACGGCGCGTCGGCTGGAGGTGTGCGATGCGATGATGGTGCGGCGGGGTGAGGACCGCTGACCGATGTTCACCGTCCGCCTGTCAGACGCCGAGCTGGTCGAGCTCACTGAGTACGAGCAGCCAACGAAGCAGCTGCAAGAGCTGCACAGACAGGGTTTCTACCGAGCGCGGATTGGGCGCACCGGGCGGGTGATCCTCGAGCGGGCGCACTACGATGCGGTGGCACGCGGCGAGGTGGCGCCCCCTGTCCAGCGCCAGCCGCGGCTCCGCACCGCATGAAGGATCCTGCCCTCCCCCCTCGGGTCTTCGAGCACGGCGCCTGGTACAGGATCGCGGTTGCCCGCGGCGACAAGCGCGAGTGGCACAAGCTCTCGCGCATCCGCGACGGCCTGCCGGCCATGTGGCGAGCCTATGCGGCCTTCACGGTCGATGCACCGACCGACACCTACCTCATGCCGGCGCTCATCGCCGAATGGCAGGATGCCGTGCTGGCGTCGCGCGCCAAGGCCACCAAGACTGCGGCCAACTACATGCTCGGGCGGGTCTCGGGCGCCTTTGCTGAGTTCCGGCCCGACCAAGTCGAGCCGCCGCACTGCGTCGAGTTCCTGGCCCAGTGGGCCGACAAGCCGCGCAGCTATAACCAGTACCGCGCGCTGCTGGCCGAACTGATGCGCTACGCGATGGAGACTGGGAAGCGCCCGGCCGGGACGAACCCGGTGCGTGGCGTGATCCGCACCAAGACCGAGAAGCCGCGCCAGCGCTGCCCGACGACGAGCGAGCTGCGCCGCATCAAGATCGGCTGCCTGTACGGCGACGACGGCCTGCACACGCGCTCGGGCCTGACGATGGCCGCGCTGATCGAACTGGCCTACCTCACCGGCCAGGACATCGGCCGCCTGGTCGTGCTGCGCGACGGCCCCGGCGAGGATCAGAACGAGCCGTTCCTGACGCGCGTTGGCATCAGCTTCCGGCGCTCGAAGACCGGCGGCCGGGTGCTGATCGAGTGGACGCCGCGGCTGCGGGCGGCGGTGGCGGCGCTGAAGCGCATCAAGGCCGAGCGCATGCTGCGCAAGACGTCCGCGGAGCGCAGGCGCCTCGCGCACCCCTACCTGATGACGCGGCAGGACGGATCGCCGATGACCTACGAGGCGGCGTCGAACGCCTGGCAGCGGGGGCTCAAGCGCTCGGGCGTGGCGCACTGCATGTTCCGCGACATCCGCGCCCGCGCCATCACCGACACCGACGCCCACGCCGGCCGGCTGGCCGCGAACGCGATGGGCGCCCACACGACCGAGGCTCAGACGGCCGAGTACATCCGCCACAAGACGGCCCGGACGATCAAGGCGACCGCCTGACGGTTACCAGATCGAGGCTCCGTTACCAGCCGATGTGGTCGGGGTGGAGGGATTCGAACCCCCGGCCCATTGCTCCCAAAGCAGCATTGTGATTCTTTGAAATCAACAGCTTGCGCGCGATTCTGGTAACGGACAGCGCGCGGTCTTGGTCGCCCTCCCCAGGGCGATCAAACGGCCGTTACCAGTCAATCGGCCTCTTGATCCAGCCCGTAGATCCGTGTCTGCGGCAGCTCTGCCGGCCCGCCGATGACGAGCGGCATGACGACGCCGTGGAGCTGGGCGGCCTGCAGCTCGGCCCGACCGCGCTCCATGGACAGGGCGCGGTGCTGCAGGCGCGGGCCGTACAGCACCAGCCAGCCGGCGAGATCTCCGGGCTCCGGCAGATCCGCCGCAGCCGTCACAGCGCGACAGTCACGAGTCGAGACAGGACCACCCTGCCGCCGCACTCGTGCTCTACCGTCACGCGGACGTACTTGGCCGCGGCTGGCACCTTGGCAATGCGGTAGCGTCCGAGGGCCTGGACGCCAGTCTCGCGCGTCGCGCCGACCATCGGGGCGTCGATGCGGGTGATCTGTGCGTCTGCCAATACGCCCTGGACATCCATGCTGTACGCGTTGATCCGCAGGAAGCGGCAATTCCGCCGCTTGTCCCCGGCGATCGAGAGTTCGACCGCATCGCCTGAGCGCTCGGTGTCCGTGGCCCTGCCGTCCACCCACACGGGGTGCGCCTTGTCGTACTGATCCTGGAGCACGTCAAGCGCGGCCGGCATCATCGCCGACAGGAGCAGGCCGGCGACGGCACCCAAGGCCAGTGCGACGGGGCTGTGAATGACCTCGCGCTGGATCATGCTCACCCCCATTTTTTCGTGACGATCCACATTGCCGCCGCGAACAGAGCGCCGGCGATGGCCGCCAACACCTTTGATCCGATCCAGCGCGATGCGTCGTCTGAGAGGTGCCGGAAGACCGCTCGCATGAAGTGCCGCAGCGTTTCGGAGTCCTCGGCGGCAAGCTCTTTGATGGCCTGCTTGATGCCGAGCGCGAGGACGTGTGCGTCAATGGCGTTGACCTCGAGCCTATGCAGCCGCTCGTCCAGGCCGGATGTGATGTCGCCCAGGGCCTCGAGCTGCTCGCTCTGCTGGTCGTCCGTGCCGCCGCGGAGGCGCTTGAACGGGTTGTCTGTGCTCATGATGTTGGTGGTGGCGTAACGATCAGGGCCAAGCCACCACAACGGCGGCGACCTGCTCTGGTGTCGTGGCCTCCTTGACGGCCTGTATGGCGGTGCGCGCTGCGTTGACGGTCTGCAACAGCGTGGCCCAGTTGCCTTGCGGGGCCTTGGCGCCGGCTGTGAGGCCCTGCGTCCACAGGCCGATGAACAGCTCCAGTGTGCCGAAGCTGTCGATGCCCTCGTAGATCGCGCTGGCCCGCGTCAGGCACTCGGTCTTGATCGACTCGATGCTGTCGCGCTTGATCTCGTCCAGCGTTGGAGGTGGCGGCGGATTCGAGACCCACTGCTGCGCGCCAAAGTCCCATCGCCACGCCGAAGTCCCGTCCGGCGTCACACCAACAACGGCAGTTTCCCCGCTGCGGCACTGCGCGTTCGCTTGCTCCACGTCGGCGAGGCTCACGACTCGCCGCGGGCTGCCGGCTGCGTTGACGATCGTCACAAGATTCATCGTTTCGTCCCCACCACGAGCATGAAGACTTCGCCGGCCCGCGCGGTGAGGTAGCCGTCTCCGGCGGTCGCAGCTACCAAGTCAATCGTTCTGGTCCCGGCCGCACCTACGACTAGCACCATGCTGGACCAAGTAACCGGCATCGAACTCCCGTCGAGGGAGGAAAAAAAGCTCTTGGTCGCCATAGTCACCCCGTCGACATTCACTTTGAACGAGCCGGACCCAATGCCTGATGAAGCCCACTTTCCATGCACGCCAACGAGGACTATCAGCGGGGCGCCTGCGGCGGGGATCGACAGAGTTGCCCATGTGCCGTCGCCGTTGAGATCCCCGGCATTCACGGCCCCCATCGGGATCGTGACCGCATTCCCGGCGATGTTGATGGTGTCGACTGCATTGACCGCCTGCGCGGTCAGTGTCCCGGAGAACGTGCCGGTCGCGGCCGACAACGAGCCCGCGAACGTCCCGGTCGCAGCGGACAGCGCACCGGCGAACGTGCCCGTGGCCGCTGAGAGTTGACCCGCGAACGTCGCGTCCCCAGTGCTCGCGTCGAGGCTGAACGTCGTGTTCCCGGCCTTCTTGCCCACGATCCCGCCGGGCGCCATGTAGACGCCCGTGTTGGTCGTGCCCGCGAGGATCATGCCCGTCGTATTGAGCGTGATCGTGCCCGTGAGGATGTCGGACGCGGACTTGTTGAGCTTGTCGCTGAGCCCGGAGAGGGCGGCGCTGGCGTTGCTTGCCGCGGTGTTTGCCGTGGAGACGAGCGCAGAGGCTTCTGTGCCGGCGACGTTGGTCCCTGCTGGTGCGCCCACCGTCGCCCCAGGCTCGGCGCCGGGCTTGTACTGCGTCGCCACTGATCCTCGCTCGACCTGGATGCGGTCGGCGTAGACAGTGCCGGCTGTGTTCAGCGATCCTCCCTGATGGTACAGGCCGACGCCGACAGCGTGCATGTCGGACGCGAGTGCAGGCAGCGTGACAGACGCGCTCTTGCGATCAGGGGACAGGGCCGCCGAGAACGGTGTGGCGCTTACGACCCAGCCGCCGCCGCTTTGCTGAGCCCAGAGGAACATCTGCGCGTACTGCCCCGCCGCCAGCGATGTGGCGTCCTGCCACAGATCGGCGCTGATCGTGAGCACATCGCCGGGTTGGAGGCCGAACCTGTTGTCGGTGCCGTTCTTGAGGTAGGTGGTGCTCGTCCCGTACTGACCCGGGCCAGCGCTGACAGGGCCGTTCTGCGAGCCCCACAGCATGTTGACGCCGCCGACGTTCGAGTTCAGCCACCCCGCCGCCGGGTTGACCTGCGAGCTGCTGAGCTGCCCGGCGATGTTCGCCCCGGCGATGATCTGCCCGCCCACGCTGAGCGTCGAGCCGTTCCAACGCACGAAGTTCGTCCCGTCGCCGATGTCGAATCGCGGCACGCCGCCGCTGTTGTCGAGCAGCCAGCCCGTGCCCGCGCCGAACGTGGTCTTTCCCGAGCGCAGCACGCCCGTGCTCGCCACCGTGAGCGCGCCGTCGACCGTCAGGTCTCCGGTGTTGACCGCCAGCGCCGAGAGGTTGCCCACCTTGAGCGCGCTGATGTAGGGCGTGCTCCAGGTGACGATGTTGCTGGCCGGGTCATACAGGCCATCGCTCTGATACAGCGTCTGCCCGGCGGCCGGCGTCGAGGGCGTGCTCGCCCAGCCGCTGGCGCCGAAGCTGCCGTTGGCCGGGAGACTGGCGCTGCCGGTGCTCGTCACCGTGCCAGAGCCCAGGCTCGTGGCCGAGGTCAGCACGTAGGCCCGCCGCGCGCTCACGCCGGCGATGCCTTGCGCGCCAGCGCTGCCGTTGGTGCCGGCGTAGCCGCGCGCGCTGACGCTGGCCGTGGTCCAGTCGATCGCCGTCGTGGCGTTGCCGGCCGCGTCGACGAGTTGCACGCTCGCGCCGTAGAGAGTCTGGCCGGCCGATCCAGTGCCGGGCACCAGCGACCAGCCGGAGGGCACGACGCCGGGGCTGGCCGTGGCCCAGGTGTAGGTGCCGGTGCCGCTGATCGTGGGCGTGCTCGTGTCCCAGCGGTAGACGGTCGGCGTCGCCGCCTTGATGCCTGCGGCGCCAGCCGGGCCGGTGCTTCCCGTCGGGCCCTGGTCGCCGTTCACTCCCGCGGCGAAGACGGTGTAGCCGCCGGTCCAGTCGACGGTGGATGCCGTTGTGCCCACGGCCGCGCTCAGCGGCTTGCGGGCGATCCACAGCCGCGCGCCGGCCGTCCCGGGGTTGGCGCCGATGGCCACGCCCCAGCCGTTGCCGCCGGTGTAGCCGCTGTGCGCCGCGGTGCCCCAGGTCCAGGTGCTTACGCCGCTCGGGTTGCCGGGCGCTGCGGCCGACCCCCACTGGTACAGATCGACCATGACCTGGCTTTGCCCGGGCGCGCCGGGCTCGCTCTGCACCAGGTCGCCAGCCGCCACCGTGATCGCCACCGAGGCCGCCGTGGCACTTTCCACCCAGCCGCCGGCACCATCGGGCACCGCGGCTTTGACGCGCAGGGTGTACGTGCCCGTCGCCGTCACGCGCTGCAGCAGCGCGGTGCCGCGCCCAGACCACAGCGGCGCCGCGTCGGCCCAGCCGGTGCCGCCGAGCCTGGCGCGCACTTCGTGGTCTTGCTCGGCGGGCGCCGTCCAGGTCCAGGTGATGATGCCTTGGCCCACCGTGGCCGACAGGCCCGCGATGTTGGCCGGTGCGCCCTGCGGCGCGTAGACGGCGGGCGCGGCCAGCGCCGGCGGCGAGGCCACGCCGGTGCTGTAGACCGCGGCGTTGTGCTCGACGAGCGCAAGGCGCCAGCGCCCGCGGTCGGTCATCTCGGCCGTCGTCACCCGCATGGCCTTGGCCGACAGGCCCACCGGGTGCGTCACCGTCACCACGTCGCCCTCCTCGACGGCGATGCCGCCGTCGAAGACATCGAGCGTGGTTGTCAGCGCCTGGAGGTTGAGCTTGTTCAGCCGCTCGGTGGCCTCGCGCAGCGCCTGCGAGTAGCGCTGGATGCCGGGCAGTCGCACCTGGGAAAGCCGCCAGGGCCGCGTCGTGCCGGCGCCGCTCACCGAGGCGATCGCGCTGCCCTCGCGCCAGGGCGTCGTGCGGGTGTCGGTGTAAAGCACCTCCACGGCGGTGGGCGTGTCGCCCAGCTCGCGCAGGCGCAACGCGCCGATGGCGGCGATGCTGCCGGCCGAGTGGTCGAAGGTGGCGACGGCTGCGCTGTCGGCGTCCGGCACCAGGCGGATTCCGCTGCCGCCGGGCACGAGCCAACAGCCGGCGTAAGCGCGTAGAGCGTCGGCCATCTGCGCCGCGCTCGCCGGCGCGCCGAAGCTCACGCCCACCAGGCGCCGCTTCTCGGCGGGGCTGCCCACCAGCGCATCGTTGGCATCGGCCGCGGCCTGCAGCGCCAGCGGCTCGACCGTGCGCCCGCAGCCGTACAGCGTGCTGCGCAGGAAGTCGGCCAACACCAGCGCCGGGTTGTCGCTCCACTCCCAGGTGGCGGGGTTGTTGACGCGGTGCGTGCCAGAGCCCCCGGCGACAGACGAGTCCTTGCGCGGGTCGTACACCTTGCGCCCGCGCACCCGGGCGCTGATCGAGAGCTGCCCCTCCACGCTGCGCATCGGCAGCGCCACCACGCTGTAGCAGTAGCCTTCCAGGGTGTCGGCGTAGGCGATGGACTGCGCGGCGAACGCGGTGACGAGGGCGCTGTCGGCCGTGGTCTGCGCGCCGGTGTAGCTCGTCACCGACGCGCCGGCCGGCAGCGCCTGGTCGTTGAGCTGCACGTCGGCCACCGCGTCGCAGGCGAATCCCCACAGGCACGCCACCAGCAGCGTCGAACTGCCCGCCGCGGCCGGCAGCACGTTGAGGATGCGGGCACCGACGCGGTCTTCGCCGTAGATCAGCGGGATGACGGCCCGCTCGCCGGCCACGGCCTGCTTGCGCTCGGCCGCCGGCGCGCCGACGGCGTTGAGGCTGCCCGCCGGCGGTATGGTGAGGCTGGAGATGATCGACATGGCGGCCGGGGCCTCAGACCTCGTGCAGCCGCACGGTGGCCACCCACAGGTCGGCCGTGCGCCACTCGTATTGAGGCGCGTCCGCGAAGCGGCAGGTGTAGGCGATGCCATCGGCCGGCCAGGTGAGCGTCACCGTGCCGGTCTTGAAACTCTCGAAGCACGCGTCGAGCGTGGCGCGCTGCGCGTTTGTCAGCCAGTGCACGAGGGTGAACTGCGCCTTCTCGGCGCCGTACAGCCGCCGCACCTTCAGCACGCCGTTGCTGGCGCGCACGGGATCGATGCCGCTCAGGCGCTCCATGCGCGAGCCGTCGCGCATGACGGGCAGCCCGGTCGGGTAGCTCATGACACCCTCTCGATCTGGATGTCGACGCCGTTGATGCGCAGCACGGCGCCGGCCGGCATCAGCGTGGCGAAGCCCGCAGCCGGGTTGACGTAGGTGCGAGGCGCCACGAGGCTCGCGCACGGGTGGCGAAGCGTCACGCGCAGCTCGAGCGGCGTGATCTCTACCGCGCCGGCAATGGCGTCGGCCAGCCACACCACATCGCCCAGGGACGTAGCCGCCGCGTCATAGCCCCACAGGCGGATGCTGCGGTCGGTGAGCCCCTCGGCCAGCGCCTGCGCGCCGGCGGCGCCGTCGGCGTTGCCGACGATCAGCGTGCCGGCCAGGTCGAGCGCCCGCACCGACAGGCCGTCGACGCGAACGTCCTCCTTGTCCCAGGTGCTGCCGTTCCAGCCGATCGTGCCGAAGGATGACCATCGCACCGTGCTCGCGTAGGCCACCTCGACGAGCAGCGCCGGCTGCTGCACGGCCGCGCCGAGGGCGGTGGAGAGGGCGGACGACAGGCCGCGCATGACTCAGCCACCCCACCCGAACCAGCCCGGGAGCGTCACCTCTGCGCCGCCCGGCGACTGCACGGGCATCGTGGTGGACCGGCCGTCGCGCACCACCTCGATCAGGTTGCTCACGCGCTCGGCCACCACGTTGACGGCATCGCGCACGTCGTTGGTGGCCTGCACCTGCGGCGCCGAGCTGGCCGCGAACAGCGGCGCCAGCGTGCCGAGGGCCGGGGCCTGCCCGGCCACCCCCGAGAGGCTGCCGCCGGTCTCGCCGAGGTAGTCGGCCACCTGGGCGAAGTCGCCCTGCACGCCCAGCAGCGTGGCGAGGCGGCGCCGGCCGGCCTCGGTGCCCACGTCGGAGCCCTCCACCAGCGCGCGGAACTGCGCGCGCGCGTCGCTGCCGGTGAAGTCCGAGGTGATGCCGATGCCGCCGAGCACGCCCTGCAGCTCGCGCGCCTTCAGCGCCGCGATCTCGTCGCGGCCGTAGTAGTTCTGCAGGTAGCCGGTGGAGTTCTGGGCCAGCGCTTCCAGGCCGCCGGCGAAGTCGACGAGCTGCTTGGCCGCGTCGCCCCCCAGGCCCGCCACGCGGCCGAGCACGCCGCCGACGTTGACAAAGCCCGTCTGCAACGTGCGCAGCGAGGCCTGGATATGCGTGATGCTGTCCACCAGCGCCGCGAACTGCTCGATGGTGGCGCCGTCGCCGAGCTTGGCGAACTGCTCGCGCGCCCACTGCGGCAGGCCCACCTGGTCGACGGCCGCGCGCGTGGCGGCGGCCACGTCCTTGGTGTAGGCCTCCCAGGCGGCGGTGGGGTCAGAACTGTACTTGTTGTAGTCCGACGTGATGCCGAACTGGCTGAACATCCGCCCGTTTCGAGACAGCCCCAGGCTGCCGATGCTCGGGTCGTTGCCGTCGGCAGCGAACTTGAGCACGCCGGAGAAGCCGCCCGCGCCGCCGAAGGCCTGCGACAGTCGGTTGAGCGCGCCGGTCGAGGCGCCGCCCAGCGCCTTGAGCGCGGTGTCGGTCTCGGCCTGGTAGTTGTTGAGAATCTGACTACCGTCGCCCCACAGCGTGCTGCTGCCGCCCATGGCGTCGACGCCGACGGCGCTGCCGCGGTGCGGGGTGCCGGAGCGGTCGAACTTCTTGTAGACCGCATACAGCGCCGCGGCGGCGGCCAGGTACGGCGCCAGCGTGCCGAGGCCCATGGCCAAGCCGCTGCCGACCTGCCCGGCGCTCATCATCGCGCCGGCGCTGCTCAAGCCTCCGGCCAGCGTGGTCGTTGTGCCGGCGGCGAATATGCTGCTGAGACTGGAGAGCGTGGAGATCATGCCGCTCATCTGCCCTAGCGTCCCGAGGCCACCGCCCGCGCCGGCCGCGCCGCCCGCGCCGCCAGCCATCGCCGGCCCGCCTAACATCGTGCCGAACGCACCAGCCGCCGGCGCCACGACAGCGCGAACAACGGGCTGCAGCACGAGCGTTTTTAACGCGCTTTTGATGCTGTTCACGAAGCTGTCGACGAAGCCGCGCCCGCCCTCGAAGCCGCGCATCAGCGCGTCGGTGAGAGACTGCTCGATCTGATCGGTGACGCGCTTCCATTCGCGCTCGATGGCCTGCGTCTGCTCGATGCTCTCGCGCACGGCCTCGCGGTCGACGATGGCCGCGCGCAGCTGCTCGGCGTACTCCTCATAAGCCGCGGTGCCGGCCTTGACGCCCTTCTCCTCCAGCGCCCACAGCGCGACGGCAATCTCGCGCTCGGTGTTGTTCATCTTGAGCGCGGCAGTCTGGCGCTGCACGGCCGAGATGGCGCCGCGCATGGCCTGCACCTGCCTGTCGGCCGCCGCTTCGGCCGCGAGGTATTGCTCCTCGTCAAACTTCTGGCGCTTGAGCTGCTGCGCGTAGTATTCGTCGCGCCACTGGAGATGCTCTTTTTCCGCTGCCAGTTGGTCCTTTATGCGCTCCGCTGCCGCTTTGTCTGCTTCGACTCTGGCCTTGGTTGCGTCGCCGGCCGCCTTGGTCTGCTGCCACGCGCGACGCGTCATCTCGGCATATTCCTGTTGGCTGATCGCGCCGGCCTGAAGCAATGCAGCCAGCTCGCGCACGAGCTTGGTGTACTTCTCGTCCTCACCCGATAGCTGGCGCTGGATCTCGAGCACTCTGGCGGCCGCCTTCTCGCGGGCATTGAACGCCTCGGCGCTGCGCGCCAGCCTTGCGTCCTCGGCGCTGGTGTCGACTCCTTCCCCAGACTTGAGTGCGAGCCGAAGCCGCAGCGCGTTGGCCTTTGCCGCCCGTGCTGCGGGGTCGCGGTCCTCGGCGCTGTCGTAGATGCTCGCCGGCCCCTCCAGTCGCGCCAGCTCTTTGGCCATGCCACCCGTACTTTTGCGCCAGGCCAGCCATGCGGCAGTGGCCGCGCCGATCGCTGCGGCAGCGCCAGCGATGGCCAGCCCCACCGGACCCAATGCCGCAGCGGCACCGACCAATACGGGGCCAAGAGCCACGAGTCCGGCTTTGAGCGCGAGCACACCGCCGACGGCGGCGGTCCCAGCCAGCCCGCCGACCAGAATGCCGAAAGCTGTCTCGTGCTCGCGGATGGTCTTGCCAACGGTGCCGATGACTTCGGCCAACCAGGTGAGCCCGCCGGCCAGTGCCTTGCTAGACCCAGTGGCCGCATCAAGGTCACCGACAAAGCGCGTGGTCGCGTTGCCGAGCACGGTGAATCCCTGGCTGACGGTGGCCTGGCTCTTCTCCATCTCGGCCGCGAGGCGCGGCGCGCTGGTCATCAAGGCAGAGACCACTTTCTCGCTGGTCAGCTCGCCCTGCTCGCCGAGCCGCCGAAGCTGACCGATCGGCACCCCAAGCCCGTCCGCCAGAGCCTGTGCCAGCCGCGGCGCCTGCTCCATCACGCTGTTAAGCTCTTCGCCGCGCAGCACGCCGGATGCCATCCCCTGGCCGAGCTGCACCAGCGCCGCGCGCATGCTCTCAGCACTGCCGCCACCGATCGCCATGGCGTTGCCGATGGCCTGCACGACGGCGATGTTCTGCACGCCGGCGCGCGCCATCGTTGCGTAGACGCCGCCCAGCTCAGTGAAGCTGGTTCGGCTCTGCTGCGCCACGTTGTAAAGCTGGTCGAAGGCGCGCGCAGCAGCCGTCGCGCTGCCGGTGGCCAGCTCAAGCCGGTTTCGCATCGTGACGATGGCATCAGCTGATGCCACGGCTTGTTGCGCCATGGCCTGCAGCGCGGGCACCGCCAAGAACAGCGCCGCTCCGTAGTGCCCCACGCGCGACATTGAGACGCTCAGGCGCGACACGCCGTCGCTGGCCTGCTCGGCCGTGCGCTGCATGCCGGCGATGCTGCTGTTGACCTGCTCGATGCCTGACTTGGCAGCGGCCACGTCCGCCGCGATGCGAAAGGTGATGCCGGGCGTGGTCATCGTGCTACCCTCTTCAACCTGCCAAGACCGCCTTCCGCCATGACCATCAGCGTTGCCCTGGTCCAGATCGCATTCGGCTGCTTCGTGCTGCTGATCATTTCGGCGGGCGCCGGCTGGGAAGCCGCGGGGCGCGCGCTCGCAATGGGCACCGTGCTCGCGGTGCTGCTGCTGATCCCGGTGGCGGTGCTGGAGGTGCTCGGCGTTCTCAGTGGCGTCGCGCGCTGGCTTTCCCGGAGGCCGTAGGCTCGCCCTGCCCATCCCGCCAAGCGCTGATCCAAAGCGCGTCCAGCGCCCGCAGCACGCGGGCTTCCCAGGCCTGCAGGGTCACGCCGGCGATGCCGGCCCAGGCCGCGATCTCGCTCCATCCGATCGGCTCGGGCGCCGACATGCCCATGCGCCGCGCCGCGGCCAGCTCGCCGAAGTAGGCGAGCAGGTAGCTCAGCGATGCCGGCGCCTGCGGCGTCGCAAGGCCTGCAGGCCTGCGCCCGGTGGCGGCCTGCACCTGCAGCAGCTGGTCGCGCAGCGAACATCCGCCCTCGCGCGTCAGGTCGAGGGCGAACTCGGCGCGGGCGTGCTCAAGCAGCTCGCCGACGAGGGCCGCACGAAGTTTCCCAGGTTCTGCGCCTCGGCCACGACCTGGCTGCGCAGCCACGGGTGCGCGCGGTACAGGCGCCGCGCGTTGTCGGCCGTGCACGGCATGGGCTGGCCGCCGTCGGCGATGCCTTCCCATCCGGTTGTGTAGACGACCGCGAGCTCGACGAGCTGCTGCTCGAGCTCCTCGGCGCGCGGCGGCTCCACCTCGCGGCCCGCGCGGCGCGCGGCCATCTCGCGCGCCTGCATCTCGCCGAAGCGCCGGTTGCCGTAGTCGCGCGCCGCGGCGCTGTCGGGGCCGCAGACGATGATGCTCGCGCCCGTGGGCGAGCCGTCCGGGTAGCGCGGGCTGAAGGTGTAGCCGGCCTCGCTCGCCTGTTGTGCGGTGGGCGTCTTGCTGATGTCGAACATGCTTCCTCGCAGTGGATGGGTCTTGCCCGTGCCGAGCGCGGCCGACCCACTGCGAAGAAGGTCGAACCGCGCCCGGTCGGTGCTCGGGGTGGCGCTTACGCGCCGGCGTCCTGCAGCAGCAGCGTGGTCGCCTCGTTGCCGTTGGTGCCGGGGTGCAGCAGCGCCGTGAAGTCGAAGCTCTGCACGCGGCTTTGGTTGTTGGTGCTGAAGCTGCCGCCGGCGAGCTTGATGCGCGGCAGGCACAGCTGCATGAAGTTGCCGCCCACGGCGCTGTCGTCGCTGGTGCGCACGATCAGCGAGATCTCGCTCTCGGCGTCGAACACGTCGTCGAGCGCGGTGCTGTCGAAGTAGGCGCTGAGCTGGCCGCTCGCGCGCAGCGAGCCATAAAACACGTCCGGGGTGAGGTTGCTGCCCACCGCCGCGCCCACCTCCATGCTGTTGGTCACGTTGAGGCTGAGGCCGGTGACGATGCCGCTGACCGCGCCGTCGACCACCAGCAGGCCGTTGTGCCCGGTCTGCATCACGGCGGCGGCCGGCGTGCTCGCGCTCGAAAAGTGCCGCGTGGCCGAGGCCTCGCGGTCGCGCCCGAGCATGCCGAAGCTGAGCGTGGCCCGCGCGTTGGGCGGTAGCTCGATGCCCATGCTGTTGGCGCGCACACCCAGGAAGCGGTTACTGCGCGGCACGTCGGGGTTCCACTCCTCGACGGTGAAGCTGGTCGTCGTGTGGCCCGTGCTCGGCACCCAGGTCAGTTTGCCGGGGATGCTGACGACGATGCTGTCGCCGGCCGCCTTGGCCGAGACGGTCTCGGCCACCGTCATCACGGTGGCGGTGAGGCTGACGATGGTGTAGTTGCGGCTGTTGTTGCCGGTGGCAGTGGTTGTCCATCCGGTCATCCGCACGCACATGCCCACGCGCAGGCCGTCGGTGATCCAGCTGCCGGCGGCGCGGGTGAAGGTGCCGCCGCTGCCGACGCTGGCCGCGGTGACGTTGGTCAGGGCCGAGAGCGACGAGACCGCGGCGAAGTCGCGCCGCAGCACGGCCTCCATGAGCGGGCTGTAGGTGCCGGTCTGCAGCTGCAGCTGCAGGTCGCCGCCGACGGCGCGATTGCCGTGGCGCATCGTGGCCACCTGCCGGTCGCTGCGGATCTCCTCGCTCTCGATGGTGCTCTTGGAAAGCGCCAGGGAGTGCGACACGTAGGGCACCACGCGCGCCGTGGCGTCGTTGGTGGCGATGGTGCCGAAGGTCGTCTCCTTGCGGAAGGCGAGCATGACGCCGACGGCGGACTGGATGGGCATGGTGTTGTCCTCTTGAGTTTGTGGGTCAGGTCAGCGCGTTCGCGCGCTGCACCGTCTTGCTGACGGCGAAGTCGTCGCGCCAGGCGATCACGCCGCCGTCCATGAGGTCGACCAGCTCGCCGCGCTGGAACTGCAGGTAGTCGATGCAGCCCGGCGGGCGCCAGCCCACCAGGGCAGCCTGCACCGTCTCGCGCAGCGCGGCCAGTGCCTCGGTGGCCTTGGCGCCACTGGCGTCGCCGGCATGGCGCACGACGTACTGCAGGCCGAAGACGGCGGTGTGCAGCTGCTGGCTGGTGGCGCCGATGGTGTCTGGTGCCTCGGCGCTCTCGGCCAGCGGCACGACGTACAGGGCCGGCATCACGCGCGGCATGTCGGCCAGCGCCGCCAGGTCGGCCACGGTGCCGATCAGCGCAAACTGCGTCTGCGTCTGCGCCTGCTGGCGCAGGCGCTCGGCGATGTCGACGGTCAGGCCGATCACGACGCCGCCTTTGCCAGGTGCCGCTCCAAGGCGTCGCGGATGATCTCGCCGTACTCACGCGGCAGGCCGCGCGCCTTGACGGCAAGGAAGGGCCGCGCCGGGATGCGAACCTGCCAGCCGGTGCTGTTGGTGCCCCACTTCGTGGTGGCGCGCTTGTGGCTGTTCTTGGCGAAGCGGGTGACGGTGCGGCCGTCATCGAGCATCACCTTGCGCAGCCGCACCATCTGCGACCGCGCACCGAAGCTGATCGTGCCGCCGAACTGGTGGATGGCAGCGTAGTCCAGATTCGTGCCCACCTCGACGCCCCGCGGGCCAAGCAGCCGACGGGTGACGCTGTTGCGCAGCCGCCCGGTGTCCAGCAGCGGCTTGGCGTCCACGCCGCCGCCGCGCCGGCGCTTGAGCGTTGCAGCCTTGAGCTTTTGCCAGGCCACGCCATAGGGGTCGCGGCTGTTCTTGAAGCGCATCTGCGCGTCGGCTACCACGCCGTCGCCGATCTCGCGGAAGGCCGGAGTCAGGTCGCGGAGCCGTTCGTCCAGGCGATGCAGCACGCGCTGCAGCGGGCCGGCGTCGATGTCGACGTGGATCTTCATGGCCGCCAGGCGGCAGCGAACGCGTCGCCGAAGGTGGCCGTGGCCGGATACGGCGCACGCCCGCTGGTGCTGAAGCCGCCCGTGGCGCGCGGCGAGACCACGGCGCCGTCGGCGGTGACCAGTGGCAGCCGGCCCTCGCCCACGTCGCGCAGCCAGCGCAAGGCATCCTCGTAGTGCTTGCGCACCTGCTCGGGCGCCGCGGCGTCGTAGAGGAAGTAACGCGCGATCTCGCAGGCCGTGCGGGCAATGTCGGCCGGCAGGGTGCCGGTCAGCGGGACGGCATAGCGACTGGCCAGGTGACGGTTGACCACGCTGTCGGCGTCGCCCATGGCCCGGTCGAGCACCGAGTCCACGATGCTGCCGGTGATCGGCATCTCGCGGTCGGTGAGCTGCTGCAGCTCGGTCTCACCGTAGCGCTGCAGCATCTCGGACTTGGTGGCATAGGGCATGGCGGCGGCGCCTGGCGGGGCGGGGCAGGCTTACGCGGCCACTTCCTGCGGCTCGTCGTCTGCCGCGGGGCGCACCGTGCTGATCACGCCGGCCGCCACGAGAGCATCCCGCTCGGTTTCGCCCATGGCGGGCAGCGCGTCGCCCGCGGCGTAGCGCTTGCCGTCGTGGTCGATGGTGCCGAGCGCGTACAGCGTCGGCTGCGTTGCGGGCTTGGTAGCCATCGCGTCAGGCGACCGCGTTCTGGAAGAAGTAGCCGAGGGTGTTCTCGGCGATCACTTCCTTGACCGACTCGCCCACGCGCACGCGCTGGCCGCCGCGCAGGCCGATGTCGCGGTCGAACTCGCTGCCTGCGATGCGGTCGCCCCACTGCGCCGTGAAGCCGAAGGTCGAGCCACGCGTCGGGTCTGCCAGAGTGTCCAGGCGCATCAGCGCGCAGTGCTTGCCCCAGGCGCGGCTGTAGGCGGCCGTCTGCCCCTTGCGCGCGGTGTTCAACCAGGCCTGGCCGACGACGATGCGCTCGAGGCCCGGGAACAAGCCGCGGATGCCGTCGAGCGACACCACGCCAGAACCCTGCGAGGTCATCGCCACTGCCTGCACCACCTTCGGGTGCTGGATCAGCTGCGTGGCCACCTGCTGGCCGATGACCATGACGTTCGGACGCATGATCATCGCGTCCATGGCGGTCAGGATCGCGCTGATCGGGTTGGAGTTGGTGAAGTCACTCCACTGCGACGTGCCCGACAGCGTGGTGCGCTGCGCGCTCGGGTAGTTGTTGAGCGTGGTCACCAGCGTGGCAGCGCGCACCTCGCGGTCGAGCTCGATCAGGTTGGTGATGTAGCTCACCGCGCGGGCCAGCGGGTTGTAGCGCGCGTCGGAGTTCTGGATGTCGGCCATCGGCACCGCATCCTCGAGGCCGAAGTCCACCGTGAAGTCGGCAACCTCAGTACCACCCGTCTCGACCATGTTCGGTCGGGACTTGCGGCCGACGCGGGTGTCGGGCACGGTGAAGTCGTCGGACAGGTTGTTCTTGAAGTACTTGAACTCCTGCTTGGCGACGCGCACGCGCGGCAGCACCAGGTCGGCCACCATCTGCTCGTTGCGGTAGCTGACCGCCAGCGAGGTGAGGTCCGGATCGATGGGGAAGGGGGCGTTGGCCATGATGGCGGTCCTTCAGTTGTTCTGGGATCAGCCCTGACGGGACTGCGGATTGACCAGGATCTCGACGATGTCGCCGGCAGCGACGGCCTCCTCGATGGCGATGCCAACGATCCCGTTGTTCGTGCCCGCCGACGGCGCGGCGGCCACCGCGCGCCCCGACGAGTCGGAGGTGAGGTACTGGCCGGGGTTGAACGCGGCGCCAGCGGTGACCTTGGCAAGCCCGGACATGATCACGTCCACGCGCTCGGAGGCCGCCACGGCGACACCTTCGGACACGCCGATGGGCGCGTCGGTGGCGGCTGCCGCTTTCAGCACTTGCGTCTTGTTGGTGCTGTCGAACTTGACGATGCGGTACGCCTCGATGGCCGCGGCGGTGGCCGTGAGGTTCTTGATGACGCTGGTCGGATGGCTCATGTCTGTGGCTCCGGGTGATCAGACGGACACGAGCGCCGCGAAGGCCTGCTCGTAGCTGGCGCCGGGGTTGTCGCGGCGGTACTTGTGGATGGCCTCGGGCGTGACCTTGCCGGCCCGGGGCGCGCCGCTGGCGATGCCGGTGGCCTGCTCGGCGGTGAAGCCCGGCGGCAGCTTGGACGCCGCGGTCTTGGCCAGCGACTGCACGGCGGCGAACTGCTCGGCCGTCATGTCCAGGTAGGGCTTGGCGGCGTCGGCGCTGAAGGACTCGCCCAGCATCGCCTTGACGGCCACTTCGCGCTCGGTGCGCTCGCGGGCCTCGAAGCGACCGCGCAGCTCGGCGAGATCGGCCTCGGCCTTGTCGGCGCGGTCCTTCTCGGCGTCGCGCGCAGCGACTGCCGTTGCCAGCTCGGCAGCGTGGTCGGTGTTGGGGGTGGGCATGAAGAGCTCCTCCGTGGTGAGCAGCGGCACGCGGCGCGCCGCTGCCAGGGGGTTGAACACAGTTGCGCTGGTGCTGCCGTCGGCGCCGAGCGCGACGAAGCTCGTCTCGCGCACGCGGCTGCGGCGAAAGACGTGCGTTTTGCCGGTGACGGCGCGGCCGTTGAGCGTGACGGTCGTGTTGGCCGGCACCTCCTCGATAGCGTCGGCGAAGATGCCCACGCTCATCTGCCATGGCATGCCGGCGTCGGCCTTGGCCGCCACGCGGTCGGCCTCGGGCTCGGTGCCGGTGAACAGGCGCCCCGCAATAGCGAGCTGCGCGCCGTCGTTGGTCACCTGGTCGATCACACCGATGGCGCGATCGGGGTCGTGCTGCAGCAGCAGCGGCATGGGCGTGGCGGCCTGCAGGCCGGCCAAGTCGAAGGCCACCGCATCCCACCAGCCGTGGTCTGCGATGACGCCGCCGCCGTAGGCCACGCCCGAGAAGCGGCGCGGCGCCTTCGGGTCAGCGGCGGATGCAGCGGCCAGCTGCACCGGCGCGGCAAAGCACAGCCCCTCGGGAGGCACCTCGATGCTGCGCGCGGTCGTCATGGGCCGCGAATGTGATGCAACCCGCGCGCCGTGTCATGAGGAAGCATTTCCTCATGACGGTGCGGCGAATTGCGCGGAGCATGTCGGAGCTTCAGACCACCCCGGAAGGACATCACCATGGCCAAGAAAGCCAACAGCACCCTCCGCACCGCCTGGGCGCAGTCGTTGATCGACACGCTCGGCGCGAGCCACAAGATCAAGTTCTACAACGGCACGCAGCCGGCAGACACGAGTGCTGCGATCAGCGGCCCGACGCTGCTGGCGACGCTGACGGCCGACGCCACGCCGGGCAGCGCCTCCGCGGGCGTGCTGACCTTCGACGCTGCGAACTACACGCAGACGAACTCGTCGCACGTCAACGGCACGCCGACCTGGGTGAGTTTCACCACCTCGGCCGATGTCCGCGTGTACGAGCTGGCGATCCCCGCGGACGGCATGACTTTCACCGGGACGATCCAGAACGGCGTGGACATCGCGCGTGGTGCGTGGACCTGGACGGCGCCTGACGCGTGATGCCAGATCCGGTATTCCCGCCGCTGCCGGAGGCGCCGACCGGCGCCGACGCGCAGCAGTGGCGTGACTACATCGAGCGCGTGCAGGCCTACAACTACGCTGTCGGCCTGATGGACGCGCGTGTCCGCGCGCTTGTAGCCGAGAAGCACGCTCAGGCTCAAGCCGACACCGCCGCGGCCATGAACGCGGCAGCGGAGGCCTCGAAAGAGGCGGCTCTGACGATGCTTCAGCCCGTGCCGAGGATGCCGCTGACGCGCGCCGAACTCGCGTGGGACGCGCTGCGCCACATGCCGCACATCACCGGCATGACCGATCTGCAACAGGTTGACGTTGCGGTGATGCGTGCCGATGCGTTCCTGCGGCGGTTCCCGCCCTCTCCGACCGCCTGACGAGGCAGCCCGATCATGTGGCTGATCCTCGACAGCGCGACGCGGGCCGCGTGGTCGGCAGCCACGTCGCAGCAGGGCCAGCTGCAGGCCATCACAACGGCCTTTGGCGGCTCGCCTGTCACCGCGCGCCTGTTCGGCGGCGACGGCACGTTGCGCCGCGTGCTCACGCTGCCAGTGCTCACCATCGACACCGCGGCGAGCCCGCGGCGCATCGTGCTCGGCGCCCTGGCGGCCGACAGTCCGATCACAGCCGGGTCGCTCGGCAAGTGGGTGCTGCGCACAGCGGGCGGGGTCGACATCATGGAGGCCGATGCGGGCCTCGCGGGGTCGACCATCGTGCATCCAGGCACGGTCAAGGCGCTCTGCACGCCGACGCTGGCTGGTGTTGAGATCGCGTCCGATGCTCAACTGCCGGCAACGGCACTGCCGACGTGGATGTCCGGCCAGGCGATCAACGAGTGGCGCCAGATCAGCGGCACGTCACTGAGTACGGCGCCGGCCACGGGCGGCGGTAGCAATGTCCCGCAGGGCAAACAGGATGCATGGTGCGGCTGGCACGTTGATCCGCGCAACGGCGACATCCTGAGCGTCGGGCAGGGCGGGCACGGCGACTATTACGGGAACGAAGTCAATCGACTCAGGCTGAGCGACAACGTGCCGGCGTGGGTCGAGCTGGTGCCGCGCTCGGACATCAGCGCGCTGACGCAGGCGTCTGACTACTACACAGACGGCAAGCCCGCATCGACGCACGGATACCACACGGGCGTTACGGTGGGGGCGCGTGCGCTCCGGTTCCCAGGCGCATCGCGGTCGCAAAACGGCTCGTCGACGCAAACGATTACGGCGTTCAATCTGGACAGCCAAGCATGGGAGTCGGCTGCGACGTGGCAGGGGCTGGCGTGGCCGGCGTCCGTGACTACGGCCGGCGGCACTTACGCTGCGCACCCGGTAACGGGCGAGGTGTTCGCGTGGTATGACAATTACGGTGTGCATCTGTGGACCCCCGGTGTGCCAGGGTCGTGGACCACGCTTGTTACCAACCCGCCGGGGTCGTCCGTGTATTACACGGCCGCCGCTATTGACCCGACGCGCCAGCAAATGTTCTTGTTGGGCGGCAACCTGGGCAGTGTTTGCAGGACGTACAACATACAGACAAACACGATCTCTGAAATATCGTTGACCGGCGTCAATCTGTCATCGTCATACGGTATCGGCCTGGTCTACGTGCCGGCGCTGGACAAGTACGTCGCGTGCGTGCCGACAACGTCGGGCAGCGGCGTCTACCTCATCACGCCGAACGGCACAACGACATGGGCGTGCGAGGCACTGGCGACGACGGGCGGGGCGGCCATCGCCGACACGCTGAGCTATGACGGGTTCAACCCGTTTACAAAATTCTTGTATGTCCCCACGCTTGGCGGCTGCGTCTTCGGCCCGCGTTGGGCGTCTAATGTCTGGTTCCTTCGGTTGCACGCAGTCTAAGCAAGAGGTCTAGATGGCAACCCGCACACAGATCGCAGCAGACTCATTCGCACGGGCTGGAACGGCTATCGGGTCTGATTGGGCGCAGCTAAACACGTTTTGGGGGAATGTCCAGATCACGGCGAGCACGCAAAGGGTCCGAGGAACGACAGCTAGCCCTGACCTGACCAGAGGCCAAGCCGTTCGGTGGGTCGGCGCGGGCACGTTCACCGATGACCAATACGCGACGCTCGAATTGGTCGACCTGACATTTCAGTCGATCGGGTATTACATCGGCGTCGCGGTGCGGTGCTCGGCCGATACCGATGGCGCGCGTGACTATTACGCGCTGATCGTTTCAAGCGACGCGGCGGGTCCGAACTACACGACCCGGCTTATCAAGATCGTCAATGGATCAGCGACGACGCTGCACTCGGCGTCTGTCGCGTGGGCTTCCGGCGACACCGTGGAGCTGGAGGTCGAAGGCACGACGCTGACCGGGATGAAAAACGGCTCTGCCCTTGGCGGATCGTTTACTCAGACTGATACGTCTTTGACGACGGGTAAGCCTGGCATTTTGGGGGCGACCGATACCGACACCAGCGCCACCGGCAAGAACTGGGTCGGCGGGAATCTGACGGCTGGCGACTCTACCCCCCCCACTCTCACCAGCCCGAGCGGCACGGGCGGTATCGGCGTCTGCTCTGGCAGCGTGAGCACGGACGAAGGCAACGGCACGCTCTACGCGGTTTCCACAGCCAGCGCGACGCAGCCGAGCGTCGCGCAGGTCAAGGCCGGTCAGGATCACACCGGCACGGCGGCGCTGCGCGCGGTCTCGCAGGCCGTCAGCGCCACGGGCACGCAGACCATCGCCAGCGGGGCCATCACGGGCGGCGCAGGCACACGCTACTGGCACTTCGTCCACGCGGACGCCGCGGCCAACGACAGCGCTGTGGTCTCGTCGGCGGGGTTCTCGGTCACGGCCGCCCTTGGCATCACCCTGGACGCCCTTGTCGACGAGAGCGGCAACCCGCGAGCGAGCTACGTGGTCGACAAGGCCTGGGCTGTACGCATCAGCGACAACACGCTGGTTGCGACCTGGACCAACCAGACGACCAACGGCTCGGGCGTGCTCACGCTCTCGGACGCGGCTCTGACCGCCGTTCCGCACGCCGTCGTCACCTACACCACCACGGGCCTCAAAGCCGGCGCCAAGGTCTACACCCCGGCCTGACGCGATGGCGCACTTCCACGGCTCGGTATCCGGCAGTCACGTCCACGGCGATGGCTCGTGGGCCGTCGCGCCGACCATCGGCACGATCACGCCAGCGGCCACGAGCATCTTGTTCGCGCACTCTGGCGGCGGCACGCACTACCGCATCTTCGCGCTCGGCGAGTCGGCCGGCGCGTGGCTCGCGCTCGGCGCCTCGCCGGTCACGGTCAGCGGCCTGACGGCCAACACCGAGTACACGCTACAGATCAGCGGTGACGGGTCCACCGTGGCCGACGCTGAGAGTACCGGCACGATCAATCCGGGCTCTGGCGGCGGGCAGGTCAGTTCTGGCGTGCCCACGCTGAGCGCGGCGACCGTCATCAATATCAGCGCGACCTCGGCCACGCCGCGCGTCACGTTGACCTTCTGAGGCCGTCGCCATGCCCGTCGTCATCCGCGCCCCGAGCAGCGACACCTCGGCGTCCGGCACATGGACCGGATCGGTCGGGTCGCGGTGGGCCGTGGTCGACGACTACCCGGACACCGCAACCGACAACCTCATCCACGGCACGGCGGCCGGGGCGATCCAGTTCGGCTATGCGGCGCCGAATGTTCCGGCCGGGTCTTCCATCGTCTCGGTTGTCGTCAGGTACTACGCAAACAAGACCGCCCCGCAGGGCGTTTCGTTTGGCGCACGAATCACGGTCAACGGCACCGCCTATGACAGCGCGGCCGACAACGTGGCCAACGGCACGCCGACCCTTTACACGAAGACCTGGACGACAAACCCATCTACCGGCGCGGCATGGACGCGCGACCAGGTCAACGGCACGGCGGGCAGCGGCAACCTGACGGCGTTCGGCACCTTCGCCAACGACGCCAACCCGACTATTCAGCTCTGGTCGATCGAGCTGGCGATCGACTACACGGAGCCACCTCCGGTCACGATGTCGACCACGGGCGGCAGCGGCGCGTTCGCGGCGAGCGCGTCTTCGCCGGCCGTGGCGGCGAGCGCGGTCACTGGAGACTCTGGCTCGTTCGCTGGCGCGGGCAGCGCGCAATCGTCAGCGCAGGCTGATTTGACTGGTGGCGCGGGCGGCTTCTCGGGTTCAGCGTCGGTCGTGGTGGCGACCAGTTTGTACTACGTGGTCGGCCCCGCCAGTGGCTGGACGGACCCGTCGGCCGCAGAGATCAAGGCCGGGCAGATCGCAGGGGGCTCGCCAGCCACTGCGGCCGGCAACGATGCGGCGCCGAGCGCGTCGCAGACATTCGACTTCAGCCCGGCCTCGGGTCTATCGCCCGGCACGGCCTACCGCGTCGCGGTCGTCTGGAGTGACGGCGCCAGCAACAGCAACGTCGCGGTCAGCGCCGAGTGGCAGACATCGCCCCTGGTGTCGGCGGCGGTCTCTGGCGCTAGCGGCACGCTTTCGGCTGCGTCGAGTCCGCTGGTCACGGCATCGCTCGCGCTCACGGGCGCCTCGGGCACGCTCAGCGGCACGGCCAACAGCACGACGACAGTAGTCGCGGCGGTCACTGGATCGTCTGGCGTCTTCGCCGGCAGCGCGCAGACCAATGCGACGGCATCCGCAGCGGTCACGGGGGCGAGCGGCTCGTTCGCGGCAGCCGCACAGAGCAACGCCACCGCCACGCTCTCGGCCACGGGCAGCAGCGGCACGCTCAGCGCAGCGGCCAACAGCACGACGACAGTAGCCGTGGCGATCGCCGGGCAGTCGGGCACGCTCGCGGCCAGCGCGGGCGCATCGTCCAGTGCGACGCTCTCGACAACGGGCAGCACGGGCACGCTGGCCGCCTCGGCATCGTCGCCGGCCGTCGCCACGCTCGCGGCCACCGGCAGCAGCGCCGCCTTCTCAGGGTCGGCGCAGAGCGTCAGCAGCGTTGCCCTGGCGGCGTCAAGCAGCAGCGGCACGTTCTCTGGCGGCGCCGGGGCCGGCACGTCGGCGGCGCTCGCTGCGTCGGGCAACAGTGGCGCCTTCGCTGGCGCGGCATCGTCGCCCGCGGTCGCCACGTTGGCCGCCGTGGGTGGCGCGGGCAGCGTCAGCGCTTCGGCCAGTTCGCCCGCGACGGCGGCGCTGGCGGCAACCGGCGGCGCCGGGGCTTTCAGCGGCACGGCGCAGACCAACGCGACGGCAACGCTGGCGGCATCCGGCAGCTCGGGCGCGATCTCGGCGTCGGCCAGTTCCACGGCGGCAGTGGTGCTCGCTGCGGCTGGCAACAGCGGCATCTTCGTCGGTTCGGCGTTCTCGTCGGCCACGGCGGCGGCGGCCATCGGCGGCGGCAGCGCGGCCTTCAGCGGCGGCGCCGGTGTCGGCACCTCGGCCTCGTTCGGCGCCACGGGCGGCAGCGGGGCGTTCGGCGGCACGGCCAGCAGCACGACGACAGCGCAGATGGCGGCGCTCGGCGGCGAAGGCGCGTTCGCAGGTTCGGCCTACCCGCTCACGCGGGCGCAGCTTGCGGCTGCGGGCGGGTCGGGGGCCTTCGCCGGCAGTGCTTCATCTTCGGCCGGCGCCAGCATGGCGGCCACCGGCGACAGCGGCCAGGCGGCGCTGTCGGCATGGAGCCTGGCCATGGCCAGCTTCGCAAGCGCCGGCAGCTCAGGGGCTTTCGCCGGCGTTGTCTTCGGCAAGGACACGCGGCGAGAGTTCGTCCGGCTGACCAGCCCCATCGCCACCGCGCGCGCCTTTGACAGCCCCATCGCCACCGCGCGCGCCCTCGCATCGCTGCTGAACCTCGAGGCGGAAGCATGACCACCCAGAAGACCTACGTCGGAGACGCCGGAACCGCAATCGTCCTGGACTGCGGCCAGGACATCAGCGCGGCTACGGCGCGCAGCATCGAGGCGCGCAAGCCCGACGGCACCACGGCGAGCTGGCCGGCCTACGCCAGCGGCACCACGGCGATCCGTTTCGACACGCTGGCCGGCACGCTGGACCAGGCGGGCCGGTGGCGGCTGCAGGCGAAGGTTGCGATGCCTTCGGGCGAGTGGCGCGGCGAGACGGTGGAACTGGCGGTCTATGCGGAGTTCGGGTGATCAGACGCCCGTCATGCGGCGATCGAAGCCGTCCGGGTCGTCTTCTGGCTCGACGAACTCGCCGTTGACCCACAAGCCAGCAGCCTCCTGAGCAGCTCGAATGCGGGCTGATTGGGCCTCCATCTCGGCGAGGCGTTCGGGAGTAACGGGCGGCAGCGGCCTTGCCTGGCCAACTCCGATGCAAAGCGGCAACCCGCCTTTCAAATCTCGTTTGCCCATATCTCAACCACCTCTTCCCGTCTCGAAACCCGCTCCGGCGCAAGCCTCAGCGGAGGCGCGAAAAGCACCTCCCGCTGCTCCGGCTTGGCAGAAAGGCTGCTGATGTCTCTGCCGGTGCGACTCTGGATGATCAAGATCGCACGCCCTCGCAGCCGCCCACTCTCGACCGCAGACGCACCCACGAATCCTGGATGGTAGACCTCTGGGAGCGTTTCGTGTTCCCTGATGAACTCCTCGAAAGCGTCTCTACCGATCGGCCGCTCCTTGATCCCGCGGTACACCGTTCCCTCGGAAGCCGGCAGCTTGCGAAGCCCGCTCAGCAGAGTGTGTGCCATAGGCATCACGGCCTCCAGTTCGCCCGGCGGCAGATCGGCCATGCGCATCATGGCGTTGATGCGGGCGAACCACGGAATCGGCGAGGTGTCGATCGTCCACACGTAGACGGCCACCTTCTCGGCAAGGGTGAGCCCGGCGGCCGACACGTCGGCAGGCAGCGCCCGGCTGCTCACGGCAACGGCAGCTTCGTCGAAGAGCCTGTCGCCCAGGCTGCGCCGCAGCAATTCATCGGACATGGGTCCATTGTCCAGCGCTTGCGCAACCAGTTTGAGACGCGCTTCGGCGTCGCCGGGATCGCACCACACACCCCGCGCCCGCACCTTCTTCGGCGCGAACGTCGTCAGGCAAGCCGCCTGCCGCGCCTGGATGATGCGCACCAGGTCGTCATTGCCCTCCGTCGGGTCGCCACTCCACCCCGCATCCGGCTCGACGCCCGGCTCGGCCTTCGGGTAGCCCCGCGCGCGGGCCTGCGCCTCGGTCAGCGCGATGCGGGTGCAGCGGCAGCGGTGCCCAGCGGGCGGACTCCAGCGCTGCCAGATCGGATCGTCGATCGGCGCGATATGCCCGTCCATCGCCGCGTGCGTGGGCCGCGTGCGGCTGTCGTTGATGGCATCCCACATCAGGTAGCCGCGCGCCGCGGCGTTCTCGCGCTGCTGGATCGTGCGCCCGATGCCGTAGTTCGTCTGCACCGCGTTGCGGAAGACGAGCTCGCGCCGGGCCTTGCCGAGCGCGAACAGCTCGCCGCCCTGATCGGCGGCCAAGACTGCGCGTTGCCAGTCGCGGAACGTCTGCCCGCTGGCGGTGGCCTGGGCCGCGGCGTCGGCCACCTGCTGCACCTGGTCGAGCGTGGCCAGGCCCGTGACGGCGAAGCTGCGCGCCCGCACGGCCTGCAGCCGGGCGCCGTAGAACTCGGCCGGCAGCACGGCCTTGCGCTCGCGCGCCCAGGCGATGGCCTCGGCGAAGGGTACGTCGAAGTCGTCGCCCGGCAGGCGCGGCGGCTCGGCCGGGCGCGGGCCCGTGCGGTCGAAGGTGTGCATCAGCTGCGCAGCTCTTCGGCCGCCACGTAGCCCAACACTGCGGCGGCAAAGCTCGCCCGCTCGAGCGCCTGCTGAAACCGCGGGTCGGCCTGCGGCACCAGCGCGGCCAGGCGTGCGCGCAGATCGGCCTCGTCGCTGGCGGCCAAAACCGCGGCGCGCACCAGCTCGGGCGGGATGGGATCGGTGGTCTCCAGGTTCTGGAGGCCATCCTCGATGCCCTGCTGCACGGGCGTGAAAGTGCGCTTGGAGGCCGCGAACTGGCCGCTGCCTTGTCCCGCCTCTTCCGAGTTGTCGTCCGCGCCTGCCGGGGCGTTCTGCGGCGCCGCGGCGGCATCCGGGTCGACCATCTCGAACTCGCCGGGCTCCAGGTCGTAGCGCTCGGCGATGTATTCCGGGGATAGGCGCACGCCCACCTTCTCCACCAGGATGGCGTCGCGCTCGGCGCGCTCGCGCTCCAGGCCGGTGTCGTCGGCCATGACGAAGCGCGGCGGCGCGCCGGAGTGGCCGTTGAAGGCCCACAGCGCGTCGACCAGGCGCTGCATCGTGCGCGAGACCAGGCGGATGTCGGCATTGCGGCGGTCGTTGCGCACGCCGTCGGCCACCTTGGCGGCGGCGTAGCTGCCGCCGGTGCTGGCGTCGGTGGTCAGCGTCTGGCCGAGGATGATCTTCTGGATGCGCCGGCAGATCACCGCGTCGAAGGCCTCGAAGTGACCCGCGCCGCTGGGCGGCTGGATGGCGCTCACCTCGTCGCCGATGCCGACGGCCAGCGCGCCGCCGTTCGCGGCCGCGGCCAGGTTCTCGGCCATCGCCTGCGGGTCGCCGCTGGTCTTGCCCAGCAGCGTGGGCGTGCCGTAGCGCTCCAGCCAGCGCGACCAGTACTGCCAGCCCATGGTGCGGAAGAACCACGGCCAGTAGGCACGGCTGAGCAGCGCCTCGCCGTAGGGGTTGCGCGCGCTGCTCTGCCGCACGGTCAGCAGGAACTTCCGCGGGTCGACCGGCTCGCCCTCCATGGGGCCGCCGGCGCGCTTCCAACGCAGGTTCACGCCATCCGGCCCCGGCACGAACCACTCGAAGGGCTTCTCGCTCACGCTGGCGATGCCGGCGCGACCGCCGTCGTTGCGGTAAACCACCTCCATGACGCTGTAGCCGTAGGGCACGGCTGCGAAGGCGCCGCGCAGAAGCGCCTCCATGTGCGGCGCCAGCTCGGCCTCGAGCGCCGCGCGGTGACGCTGGGTGCCGCCCTCAAGGTGCCAGGGCGTGCCGATGAGGGCCTCGCGCCGGGTGTCGAGCGCGGCGGTGACCTCATCGTCCATCTCCACGGCGCGCAGCTGGTGGCGCTGGATGCCGGCGCGGCGCAGCGCCTCGTCGGGGTCGGGCAACGTGGCGAACAGCGCGAACATGCGCTCCATCGTGGCCTGCTCGCGCGTCATCGGGGCGGGCGCGGCGAAGGTGGCCACGACAGTGGTCTGCCGGCCGAACGCGCGGGAGACGGCGCCGGCGATGGTCTTCATGGGGTTCATGCGGGGTCTCCTTGCATGGCGAACAGGTCGAGGTTGTCGCCGGGCTTGTGGTTGGGGCGGTAAGCGCCGTCGCCCCGGGCCGCGGCGACGATGTTGCGGATCTGCCGCTCGGTGAGGTGAAAGCGCAGCGCGAGCTCGGCCTGCGTCTCTCCGTGGTCCCAGCGGGTGACGATCTCCTCGTTGCGGCGCGTGGTGAGCCAGTTCGCGCACCGCGGCAACTCGATCAGGCATGGACCCAGGCGCTCGGTCAGGAGGCGGGCGCCCTCGATGCCGATGGCCATGGACAGCGAGTCGCGCGGTCCGGCATTGGCAGGGATGGCGAGCCGCACGCCGCCGAAGCGCGAGACCAACGCGATGGCAAGGTCGAAGCCGATGGCCTCCACGATGGGCTCCATGCTGCGGGCGAGCAGCTTGTCGACGTTGTCGGTCACGGGGTGAGCGCCTCCATGCGCCGGGCGGGCGCCACTGCGACGCCTACGCGGCCTGGCCGGGCGGCCATGGCGTGCCAGGCGATCGCCAGGCTCATCACGCCGTCGTCGTGGCCGCCGGGCGGGGCCGAGTAGCGCATCAGGCCGCCGGCGGTGCGCTGCTGGTCGAAGGCGAGCAGCTCGTCGATCAGCCACTGCTCGGGCGGGATGCGGATCTCGCCCTGCTCGAAGGCTACAGCCAGGCCCTCGATGATGGCGGCTTTGCTGGCGGCGGTGGTCTGGAAGGCGGTCACGGGCACGCCGTCGCGGCGCAACTGCTCGATGAGCGGGCCGCCGATGCTGTTGGCCTCGGCCACCACGGCGGCGTGCGGGAAGCGCTGGCGCAGCGCCTTGAGGCGGGCGATCTGCACCGCGTACTCGATCTGCGTGAAGCGGTCGACGGCCACCAGCGAGCGGTCGCGCGCGTCGAGCACGCTGAAGACGGTGAAGTCCTCGTGGCGGCCCCAATCGATGCCGATGACGAAGGCGCGGCCGTCGCCGGGGTCGACGCCGGTGTGCAGCGCGGCGGCCAGGCGGTGGTCGACGGCGTCGGTGACGCGGCGGAAGACGCCCGCGCCGTCGGCCAGGAACTGCGCCAGCACCTCCTGGGAGAACACGCGTTCGGGCATGGTGCTGCGCTTCTCGTCCATCCAGCCGGGCGGAAGGTGCGGGTTGTCGGTGCTGGGCGCCGTGAGGCTGGTCCACCCCTGCCGCCCCGAGGCGCCACGCTGGAAGAGCTGGTGGAAGTAGTTCATGCCGTAGGGCGTGCTGATGAACCAGGCGTCGCCGTCCAGGTCGGCCAACGTGAACTCGATGGTCTGCTCCCAGGCGTCCTGCAGGTGGCGGGCGTGCGCGGCCTCATCGACGATGACGCGGGCGTAGAAGTTGCCACGGCCGCACTTCATCGGGTTCTCCAGCGTCCAGAAGTCGATGCTGCCCCCGTTGGTGAACTCGATCACCGGCCGCGGCTGGCTGGTGGCCTTGCGGATCACCGGCGCGTACTGCTGGGCGATGCCCTGGAACACCTTGCTGAAGTAGCTGTCGTTGGGGGCGTACCAGGCGGTGGGCAGCCCGCGGCGTCCGCGCCCGTCCTTGCCGGCCAGCGCGCCGCCAGGCCGGTTGAGCATGATCTCGGTGAGCGCGTAGGTCTTCCCCCAGCGCCGGCCGCAGCAGGCGACGTTGCGCTTGCGCGCGCCCGCGATCAGGCGGCGCTGGCCGGGGTGCGGGGTGAAGGGGGGCAGAGTCAGGGATGGCATGCTGAGGCATCAACCTTCACTCATCGCCCCTCGTGGGTTGCTGATCACGATCTCGGCCTCGGCGGTCTGATCCAGGCCCCAGGCCTTGCGCTCGCCGGCCTGCTTGACCTCCAGCGCCCGCATGTTCGCCAGCGCCGTGTCGGCGGCGAGCTTGGCGTTCTTCCATTCCCCGGTGCCTTCGTGCGCAGCCTTCATGACGACGAGGGCGGCCTTGCGGAAGGCCTCGAGCTCGGCCCACTCGCGGCGCAGGCGTTCGAGGACGGCGGCGCGGACGTCCTCGCTCTCGGTGCGGGTTGCCAGGTCGCCGGCTGTGCTTTGTCTTTGCGGTTGCTTTGCATTGCCATCGGCGTCGACGCGGGCGTCGGCCTTGCGCTGGGCGGCCTCGTTGATGTCGCCGATGACGCCACGCTTGGACCAGCCATGGCGGGCGGCGGTGCGGCTGATGCTGGAGACGGCGACGCCGTGCTTTTCGGCCAGGCCGAGGAAGGTGGCGGAGGGCTCGCCCTCCCACTCGATGCGGATGGCGGCCCACTGGTCTGCGGTCAGGCGTGGCATGGGATCACCTCGAGTCCTCGGCGCCGGAGCCGCGAGTGCGGGCGGGGGCCCTGGCGCCGTCGAAGCGCTGGCCGACGTGGAAGCGGCCGCAGTGCTTGCAGCGGTAGGGCTCGACGTAGCAGCCGTCCTCGTGGTTCTGGCGCATGCGGCGAGCGCGTTCATCGGCCTGCGCCCAGGTGGCGAAGGCGGTCTTGCCGGTGCAGCCGCGGACGAGGCGAGGATCGGTGGTCACGCGCAGGCCTCGATCTCGATCCAGACGCCGGGCGAGCTCAGCGCCTGCTCTGCCTCGTTGGGGTAGGTCTTGGCTGCGGCGCACTCGACGACGCGGGCGTCGTCGGCCCAGATCCCGGCGTCGGTGAGCGCGTCTTCGGTGCTGCGCACGAGCTTGCTGAGGTCGGGAGTCCTGTCAGGCAAGGTCTGGCGGCGCTTCGGTGCGCTCTTGGGCTTGGGCAGGGTGAAGACCATGCGGACGCGCAGCGGGCCGTCCAGAGGCGCGGGCATGCCGCAGGCCTCGCGCGCGCGCAGCGCGGCGTAGCGAACGCTCTCGCGCCAGGGCTTGACCTTGGCGGAGGACTCGACGAGCACGCCGCGGCCGGCCTTGCTGACGCCGACGAAGCGCTTGCTGCCCTGCGGTGCAGGCAGTCCGTGGGCGACGATGCGCATCACCGCGTTCAAGCCGCAGCCCTCGCCTCGTCGATGCGCTGCGCCCAATGACGCACGCGCCGGTGCAGCGCTTCGCGCGCTGCC